ACTCTATTAGTTCCAGTACCATCTTCAGCAATAAAGGTTTGTTTAGGTGATGCATTTGTTCCTACTATCAAAGTATCACCACCATTTGTAAATGAACCTGTATTTTCTAAATTACCATTTATTGCAGTAGCATCATCTATTGCCACAGTTCCATCTAAAAAGGTATTACCATTTACTATTACATCAACTCCAGTAAATCCTTTTAAGAATGCATTCTGAACTGATAAGATTGGAGTTCCAGTTCCATTTTCTACTTGTAAAGTAGAACCTGGTCCATTGTTAGAACCCGATACTTCCATATTACCATTAGCATATATCTTATTATCTTGATTCACATTCAAGTTGATTGAAGCAGTTGCATCAAAGGTTATATTACCAGCACTCTTACCACCATTTGAATTAGCAGTTAGGAATACCATATTACTATCAGAATCGAATACCATTTGGTTAGCACCAAATGAACTAAGTAATGCTTGTGAATATCCTGCATCACCACCAAGATTCATTGAAATATTACCTGCTGCAACTGAATTGGTTGCAAGAACTCCACCACCATATCCTTCTGCACTCTGAACCCTTAGAACTCCATCATTTAGTAAAGTTCCATTTATCAATACATCAGCATTTGTAAATCCTTTTAGAGTTGCATTGTTTACTTGTAGTATAGGTGTTCCTGTTCCATCTTCTACTGATAAAGGATTTGCAGGACCAACATTAGTTCCTTCTATTGATGTATTACCTTCTATTGTTGTATTACCAGTTGTTAGTGTTGAACCAGATACTTCTAATCCACTTGCACCTATTGATATTGGACTATCACCTTGTCTACCACCTTCAATGGTTGATTCAATATATAATCTGTGATTACCAATTCCACTATCTTTTGGGTCAAAGAACAAGAAATGATTGTTTTCTGGAAAAGATGCAATTGCTAATCTTCCACTTCCACCTGGTTCTGGTTGAAAGTTAATCCATTTATTTGCAGTTTCATCAGAACCTGAATGGAATCTTAATGCAGACGGTTGAGGTCCTATACCATCTTCATAAAAGTTTATACTTGTTCCAAGGTTCATTTCTATTTTGCTATCGTTTGCAATAGTTTGAGTTCCTACAAAAGTATTAGAACCAGTAGTTGCAAATGAACCTGTATCTATTGTTCCACCCCCAAATGATGATGTTGCTATTGGTTGAGGTTGATTGTTTGCATCTCCTACCCATGCATATCCTGTTTGGATGTTCGGTAAGATAGCATCTAATTGGTTGATTACAATACCTTGTCCTCCTACTCCTTCTTTCTGAACTACTCCTAATAGTTGAACCACAGAGTTAGAACCACTTGGTCTTGTATCACTCCATCCTCCACCTTCACCAACATATATAATTGTTCCACCAGGATAACCAGTTGTATCAACACCCTCTATCTTACCATTTACAATACCAAGACCAGTTTGGCCTTCAGTTAAATCTTCACCAACGATATAAGTTGCTGGCATAGTTAAAGGATTACTTGCATCTGCTACATAAGCATTTCCATTATCACCAGTTGAACCTGAGATGTAAACTGGTGTTCCTTTATCTAATGGTCCTCCACTCATGTTACGAATGGTTTCATATACTGTTTCTACATACTGAAAGGATAAGTTTCCTGCTCCATCAGTTTGTAAGAATGATTTATCACCATTATCGGTATAGGTTGTATCTTCTAATACTATTTGTGATGAGGCTGATACAAGTGTTGGTTTATCACTTACTCCACTAAAAGGTACTTCATCTGCTACTTCAGCATGTGAAGCAGAGGTTGCAATTAAAGCAGTTGTTGCTGAGTTTGCAATAGATGCAGATAATGAATTAGTAGAATATGATGAAGTTACTGCATATGATGAAGTTACTATCAGTTCATCTACTACATTACCAACTCCATCTACTAAATTACCAGTATCGGTATCTTTTTGTAGTAGTTGTTGGAATGAACTACTGATTGTTTGGTTTGTTAAATTGTAATTTGCCATGTGTTTCTGTCCTCTTATTGTGGTAAATAATTGTATCTTGAGTTAGTTATTTTTAATCCCATTTCTTTTGCAATACCTGGAACTTCATTTCTAAATACGATTGGTGATTTAAATTGTGTATCTGTATCTGGGAATATATCATCATTAACATTCTGATTGTATTCTGGAAATATAGTTGTATTGAAACATAAATAATCTACTAATCTTTCAGAAAAGTATTCTGCTTTATTCTTAACAGATTGTCTCTTCTTATCATATAATGCTATATCTGATGCTGCATTGTTCTCTCCACCTTGTGGTACAACTAAACCAGCGTTTCTTGGTCTTAGGTAGATAGTTTCTAAACTTTCGTAGTATGCCCAATATAGTAGTGAATCTTGAATGTAATCATCTACTAATGATTTATAGTTACCACTTAGTGTATTGTTATCTACATCACTAATAATTCTATCATATAATTTACTACCAAGTAAACGAGTGATATGAACTATCTGTGCTTCTCTGATTACAGACGAAATCAAATCCACATCTAATGCATTATTGATATCTGTAAATCTTTTTAGTTTTGCTTCTGATATGAGTAATGTGTTCTGCATTATACTATCCCTTTGTTTTCGTTAATGTTCAAATCAGGTGTGATTTCCTTTTTCTTTATATCTCTTTCTAAAACACTATCATCACCTGCATCTGCATCAATAGAAGTTACTACATCAGTTTCTTCACCATCCTCAAACATTCTTGTAGTTTCTACTCCAATTGGTTTATCATATCCATTACAATAGAATATTTCTTCAAATACAGAAATGATATCTGATTGTTTTGGTTTAATTACATTCTCTTGGAATAATGCTTGTGCTTCTAACATTTCTGTTCTTCCTCCCAATTGTCCTTCAGTTTTAATTCCTACTAACATTGGTGATGTAATTCTGTGTGATGTTAAAATCTTTTGTGATACCATATCATTTACAGTAGTATAGTATCCATCTGCTCCGTTCTGTGGGATTGGAGTAATAATTGGTGCTTCATCTTTATTAGCAACATCCATATAAATCAATGAACCTGCGTTATTAGAACCACCGTAAGATTGTCTTAATTGTCTTTCAATTGCTTCTCTCTCTTCATTATCTGCATCTGTAAATGTAGTAATAGAAAGTGATGGTGCAAGACCATTCTGTATGTTATTCTTGTGGAAGTTATCTATCTCAGCATCTAATGCGATGATGTTTAAACCTGCTGTGTAATCAGGTAATGGATAGTATTTCATTCCAGGTCTGTAAGGGTTAAAGTAGTAAATCTGTGAAGGAGAACTTCTATCTACCTTACTGAAACGTGGTATGTAAGTTACTTCTTCATCTTTTACTCTTAATCTACCTTTGTTTTGGAATTCACTTGATACAAAGTATCCAGGTACAATACCTCTCTCATTCATTCTATGAGAACGTAGGTAAGAAAAATCAATATGATAAACATCGGTGATTTTAGTTCTATCGTTAGACCAAATAATTTCCATTGCAAATCCACCGAAAAGGGTTCTATCCAATGCTACTTTCTTGAAGATATCATTCCAAGATTCACCATCTCTATTGGCAATATCTAATACTGATTCATCTTCAGTAGTTAAACCATCACCAACGATACCGTCTTTGATTGCGTTGATTGCAGTTCCGTGAATAGATGATTTATTATACAACTCAATTATATAAGTTGGAAAATCATTCCTCGTTCCGTAGTAAACAATCTTACCTTTATCATCCTCAAAGGTCATTGCATCTGCATAAAACTCATTCCCATACTTAGGAATAATCATCATTTTATGTTTGTTTAATTTTTTTTCCATTTTTTATCCTGTATATACGATGTAAGTTGCATCTTCGTTTGATGATATATATTTTTTCTCGTTTGGTTGAACTGAACCTGAAACGAATATTCTATCAGAGTAAACTAATGTAGAGTTTGCTATTATCACATTATAATTAACTGATTGATTCCATAATTGGGTAGTTTCACTCCATGTAGTTTGGGTTTGCGACCATACGGTTGATGCAGAACCCGTTGGTCCATACCATATTTCTAAATTATAAGTTGTACCACCAGTACCTCCTAATTCATTTAGAGTGTATTCACTTGAACCAGTTATGATTGTTTTTAAAGTTATCCAACGTGGGTTAGTTGGGTCTACATTTGATGTGTAGGTGATACCTGCTAAATCGGTATTGTTCTGTAAGGTAGGGTAAGTAATAATATTATAAACATATCCAGATTCTAAAGAACTTGTTACGAGGGGTGTATCAGTTTCTTTTTGGAAGGTTATAGTATTGAGTTGGTTTTCCTTTAAAGTAATCATATGTCTCCTTAAAATAAGTTTGGGGGGTTGTTACACCCCCCTCACTCATTAAACAATTATTGTGAAATTGTAATCCCTGTTAATACATCACCAAGAGTATCTCCTGCAACCGGAATTGCTGGGTTTGGCTCTTGTGCCGTAAATGTTAGGGTGTATCCATTAGCATCGCCAATGGCTGTTCCAGTCTGACCTTGTCCTCCATTAAGTTGAGCACCATATACTTCACCTACGTAAAAGAATTTATCTCCATCAACACCAGCGTTATTAGTTTCTACAACTAATTTTAAATCTGGGTTCTGAGCTAATACTTTCATTTGGTTACGTAATGCTGACTGCATCTTTAAGAAAACAGCATTTACTGTTGATTCGTAGAATACTGTTCCGTTTTCAGTTGAACCATTAATGGTCTCTGTGAAATCAGATGTTCCTCTTGTTAAATCAAACTGATAAAATACACCATCACCAGATATATCTGTAATCTCACCAGAGACTTCAGTTATAGTAGTTACGGAGCCAGAGAGGATATACAATGCTTTGATTCCACCTGCGTTATCTCTACATCCTAGAGAAAATCCTGCTGTAATATCACATGCCATAATTTTTATCCTTTCTTTAAATTTATATCAGTTATTATAAGTTGTTAGTTACCCA